AGCCTCGGAGGAATACTCCTGCCCGGAAGCGTCTGCCACCTGGAGGTAGATGTCGGCGGGATAGTCCCCTGTGCCCACGAGGTTCACCTGGGCGGCCCCCACCTCGTCACGCATCAAGGCGCTCAGATGCTGGAGGCCATTGCAGGAACCATCGAGCTGCACAGGGATGCAATCGGAGAGGCCCCGCTTGTGGAGCGCCCAGTGGGCGGCCAGTGTCAGGGGTTCCTCCGCCTTGGAACAGTCCGCGTCCAGGCCCCAGTCCTGCAACCAGTGCTCTCTCACCGCCAGGGGCTGCTTGTCCATCCCGTTGCCGTACAAATTGCCAAAATGCATCACCAGTGCATCGCCTGTCGCGCCAAACAAAGAGGTGTCGGAACCCTCGGATATTTTCTGCGGAAAACTAAGCAAACTTTTCCCCAGATCATTCGACTGCGGGGTCACCCAGGGGGTCCGATAGTAGATGCGCCCCCGGAAGTCCATGTTGACTGGGAGGTAGAAGTCCTGGGTAGGCCCGAGGCGGCGGTGGGCGGCCAGCTTCATAGCGGTGAAGGGATCGGAGGTGTCCAGTGCTGGGTTCTCCAGGGCCCAGGGGTTTACCCGCCAAGGAGAATGTGCCAGGGCCACAGCCCCCTCGGTCCACGCGAAGGTGCCCTCTGCTCGGGTGACCATCCCTTTCGGAGGCCGCTGCCCGGTAACCTTGTGGTGCTTCACGGTGAGGTAATCCCCATCAGGCGGAGGGACCAGCATGGGCTGGGCGTCAAAGGCGTTTTCGACCCACCGTTCCACATCGCGAGTGAGGGCTGCGTGGGAAGCCTCGCTGAGTTGCACCACAGGGGTACGTGTCTTGCGCCGCCGTCCGGTAGAGGACTTGAATGCGTGCCCGATGTCGAACCACCCACTCACCCCCTGCACCAGGTAAAGGAGCACCCCCGAGAAGGCCAGCCACACGCCCCTGTGACGACTATCCCCAGCGTCCTCCTCAGGGTGCCAGCACAGGTCCATCACTGCCCAGTCAACCTCATCGGGGGTCCGCAGCAGCTCCAGGCGGCGCAGCTCCCCTTCCTTGTCGGTGACCTGGATGACCTTGCGATGGCCCCTAGTGGCAATAACCGTCTCGCCTCTCGCCTCGGCCAGGAGCTGGGGCTTGACCTGGGCGCGCATCTGCTTGGCGATCCTGGCGAGGCTCTTGCGCTGGGTCCAGTAGTGTGATTGCCTCTCGCGGATGGCCTGCATTGCGTCGGCGCCCTGCACGGACACCACGAACTGGCCCTGCACGGTGTCGCGAAGCGCGGTGGAGGCTGCTGACAGGAGAGCCGTGAGGGGGACACCCTCGCCCTTCGACTGGCAGAGCTTGGTGAGGACGGTGGCCATGAAGGCCAGGCACAGGTCCTCGGCGTAGGATGTGGCTGCCCCTGTATCACCGCGCCCCAGGGATTGACCCCGCTGGCACCAGATCATGAGGGGTAGGAGGGGGCGTTCGCCTGCGGTGAGTTCCGCTGTGGGGTTGCCGATGAGCTGCGCCGCGTAGGCCATATCGCCCAAGGTGTACGCCTCTGCGACTTCCCGGAGCCGGGCGGCCACAGGGACCACCTCAGCGTTAATCCAGCGGCGGAGAACTGGCCCGTAGCGACCCTTGAGGATAGCATCGGCCCGGCGTCCCACTGCGGCTTTGCGGAGGGCGCCTTCGCGCTCCTCTTGGGCCTCGATCGGTGTCATTGGGTATCCTCTGGGCACTCGTGTTCATAAAAAAGGGGCGGGCCCATGCGCGCAACCCACCCCTTCCTTAGGCCATCTCCGACAGGGGGAGACGGCTTACTTGTTGCCCTGGAGGACGAACCAGGTCTGGACCTTGAGCTGCGAACCGTAGACCGTGAAGGTGTTGGTGTCCGCGCTGACGCCCGTGACGGCCACAGTGAATGAGCCGTTGGTGGGGCGCGCCACCCAGTAGCAGGGGCTCAGCTCCGAGCGGCCAGCGGTGGAAGCGATCTGGTAGGCCGCGCCCGGTGTACCGTTGACCACGAACGTGACGGTGCCCGAGGTGGCCGTGGCCTTCACCGCATCGCCCACGAAGCACGCTTCCACGATTTCCCCGGCTGTGCCCGGACCACGAGTGGCAGGCACCGTCAGCGAGACGATGTTGGAGGCGGTGGTGGTCGAGTTGGTGTAGTTGGCAGCGCCGTTGGTGATCCCGGTCGAGGTGTAATTGACCGCGTTCGGGGTGGGCGTCACCAGGACGGTTTGGGCAAGAGCCGCGAAGGGCATTGCCAGCGAGGCGATCATGGCCAGGGCTGCGCCCAGGGTATGTTTGAAAAGTTGGTTCATTGAGGTATTCCCTTTTCCTTGCAAGTTAGGGGAGGCCAGGATTAGCGACCCCTTTTGGTGTTGTCAAGCTTACTAATTGCCGGAACTGCCCCTAGTGAAGTTCCACTCAGGATGCAGCTCCCGGCGAGTAATCTCCACGGGGTCTTGGTCCTGGTATGAGGGGGCCATCATGTAGGGCAGCCTCATGTGCACTGCCTCGGAGGCCACCTCCCGGAGGTCAACCCCCAGGCAGAACAGCACCTCTTTGGTTACCTCCCGGGGACTCATGCCTTTGGCGATCATCTGGTGGGCTCTCCTCCTGAGGGTCTCGAACTTGTCCCGTTCCTCTTCCTGGTGGCGATAGGCCTGTTCATAGCCCATGGAGTCAGGAAAGCCGCAGCGGCGGCACCTCTCGATGTGGTTCGGATTAGGATGTGCCACAAGCCGCCTCCATCTGAGCCCAATCGGCCCCAATATAACCCGCTGTGGTCCCCGGATCGGAGTGCCCGGCCAGGACTTGTGCCAGGCGAATATCCTTGCCCGACCTCTCATAGACGTCCCTGACGAACTTCCGGCGCAGGTCATGTGGGCGGAGGTCACTCGGGAGGCCCAGCTCCTTGAGCCCCTTACGCCACCGCCACAGGTGCCCCGCATAGGTCAAATCGCTGAGGGTCTCGCGTAGGGGGCCCTTCTCAGGACCTCGGTAGGGCACCACCCTGGCATGGCCACCCTTGCCGGAGTGAACCACCAGCCTGCCGTCCCCCCGTGCCTGCCAGTCCCCGTTCAAGGCTTCCACCTCCACGCGGAGCCCGGTAGAGCCCATCAGGTCGATCAGGGCAGCGGTGTCATCCCAGCCCCTGGCAGCCAGCCAATCGCGGAGCGCCTGGACGTGTTCCTCTGACACAGGATCGCGGACCTGCCTAGGGGCCGAGGGGGCTTTGGGCCAGTCCACCGTCTGGATGCCATTCAGGGCGAGCATCCTGCGGAACGCCGAGTAGTAGCTCACCACCGAGGATCGCGTGAGACCCCCGGCCTTGAGTGCCACCAGGAGGGAAGCCCCGTCCTTGGGAGACAGCGTGGAGGCGAGCTTGCCAGGGCCACCTAGCAGGGACACGCAACGGAGAGCCCGCATGGCCATCATTCCAGGGGTCCTGGCTTTGAGGTTACGATCGTTGCGGTCCCAGTAGTCGGCGGCGAACTTGTGGGCTTGGGCGAGGGTGGTAGTCACGGTACCGGGTTCTCCTTGTTACTGGACTTCGACAGTTTCAACCCGCGCAACCGCGTTCAACGTGTCCGAATTCCCGGTCGGTGGCGTGAACACAAGTGATAGACAGCCGTTCGTCGTGTCAGCACTGAGGGCAAGACTACTGCCGGTCACGGTGCCGAACGACCCGAACGCGGGCGAAGTGATCGGAAGCCATGTCGTCGAGGCCGCATTCGCACCGCGATAAAGCGTTCCGGTGCCGTTGGTCCACGTCACACCCTTGGTGGTGATACCCGTGTGGTCCACTACATGGACCGAGTAGGTGACCGCATAAGACGTGTTGTTCGGGATGTTGACGCAGTTGGCGGTTCCTGCCGTTGCGCCATCATTGGTAAGTCGAAAGGCGGTGGCACTTGCGCCAGTCCCCCGCAAAACAGTGGTGCAAATTTGTGCATCGCCCTGTGTTGCGAAACTGCCAGCAGCAAAACAAGTCACGGCGCGGCGGCCCCGATCATTTGCGCCATTGCCGCCAACGATACAGCTATAATTGCCGCTGACAGTATTGCCGATGCCGCCGAGATAACAGGCATTGACGGCAGGATACAGGATATAGTTGTTTGATCCACCCCAACCTACCGGATTGGTGCCAGCAACCCCGCCTGATTGACCACCGAACAGACCGCCATTTCCGTTGCAGGCCTGGCCCGACAACGCTGCACCTGTCATGCTGTAAAATGCCATGCAATGCGTGCTGTCACCATAAAACGCTTTTTGGCCCGCAAAGGTATCAAGACCGGTAGCGCCCTGTTCGTAACCACCATCACTAACATTATTCGCCTTGTCGGTATGGATCGTCTGACTCATCTGTGAAGGCGTGGCCACGGTCAGTGTCCAGTAATCCCCCGCCGTTGGCGTTCCGGTCACAGGAATGGTAAAATCCGCTGCCTTGATCGCGCCGCCGCTGATCGGGACGCTGGCCTGACTGGTGCCCCCAGCAGATGCGGTCACGCTCACTGTCGAACCAGATAGCGCGGTGATAGTGTATGGGCCTGGTGCTGCCGACGAATTGACATAAAGCCCAAAGGTGCATGATTGGCCAGACGCAACACCCGAGAAGCCCCCTCCTGCCACCGGGTAGCGCTGCAAGCCTATCGTGGTCCCCGAAACAGTCGTAACATAGGTGTTGGGGTAGATGCCGCTCGTGACACCGCCACAAGTCACCCCTTGGCCTGTTACGACGCCTGACACCGCTGCGAACGAGAGAGTTGATGTGCTGGTGTTGGACGCTGCGTTGGTTGTCAGCGTAACCGGAGCATAGGCCATTGTCCCGACGTTGCCACCATTCGCCGCCCACACCGCGCCCTGCGTAAACCCTTGATGCCAGAACGGGATACCTGTGAATAGCGTGAGGTTGTCGTTGCTGTAGTTGTGGGTCGGAACGCCGGAGGGAGGCGTATAAGCGGTGTTGGTATCGATGCCGGGCGATCCGCTGGTTGCAGTACCGTAGTGATAGGCGCTCACCACGTCATAGACGTTCGAGTCATTCGCACCGCGCACAATGCCGTCTCCGCAGCCATAGGCCGCATAGAGCAAGTGAAAATGGTTGTAAGAGGTGTTACCGGTCGAACTGACACCCTTGTCCAGCACAATGCCGGACGCGCAATAGGATGGGTTGGTATTATTCGCCGCGACCCAAACATCGTTAAACTGTGTCCCCGGATTAGTAACGCCGGTATCGAACAAGACCCCGGTTTTGCGAGCGCCGCCTTGATCGAATTGAAAGGTAGAATAGGTTACGTCACGAATGTTGACGCAAGTGTCCACCAAGGAATTGCAGTCAAAGCCAATGCCGACAATTCCCGCATCGGAAATGGGTAAAGTGCTAAGAGGAACAACTTGCACAAATGGCCCGGCTTCTGCGCTCCCATTATAGATGATCTTGAGCGCTGGCTGGATCGAGTTGACCGAAGCATTGCGCGGCGGCCCCCACCCAGCGGCTCGGATACGCACGCCAGACGATGTATTCAGGATATTGGTTGCTGCGTAGGCCACCCCCCCTGGGATGGAGGGAACAATGACTTCCGCGCCGCCCAGCGCAGCCGCCTGCGCGATTGCCGCGTTGATGCAAGGCCCGACGTCATGCCCGCTCGCGCCATCCCAAATGCAGCCATTGGCATTTGCATAAATTTGGATAGGGTTGGGTGGGCGGGAGGCCGCAAGCCCCTGAGCGACCGCATCGGTGCTCGCCCAAGCGGTGCCCCCCCCACAGAGAATACCCATTGCGAGCCCTGCCAGGAGAGCCCCTTTTGTCATCTTGCCCATGGCTTAGTTCCCCCGTCCGATCATAAACGTGCCAGTGCCCGCAGCGAGGCTAATCCAGCAGCCACCTGCCAGAGTAAACCGTCCGACCGCCGAGATGGATACAGGCGTGGTGATACCCGCAGCGGCATTGTCCACTGGGGTTGCCGGGATCATGTTCGCCGCACCGTCACCCCAATTGATGACCCGCGCAGATGCCGGAGCCACGAAGCACCAGATGGAGACCGACCCCCACTTGCGCGCATCGAACGGGACAGTTGGGTCGGGCCACACAAGCAGAGCCTCTTCCGCAGGCACTACAGGGGCGAACTCCTTGGGCACCGCTTCGACTTGCTCTGCCGTGGAAACCAGCACGTTAGTGGTCGCTGAGGCGTAGACCCACAGGTGGGCATAGCCGTTGACGATCTGCTCTTGGTTGTACCCGCTGGCCTGATACGCAGCATAGGCACCCGGAGCGGAGGCGCTGAGCGAGCCCACCACGCCGATGGTCGCCCCTTTGTCCACGCATTTGACCTTGGTGGGCTGGTTCGGCAGTTGGGTCAGGCCTGCGAGGGTTGTCAGATCGGTCCATCCCGCAGAGAGGGAGACCGTGGTGGACAGGGAGGGCAATGGCATGGGGACTGGCTCCTATGAGACGCATACACAAGAAAAGCCCCCCGGCAGTATCCTGCTAGGGGGCCCTTGTCAATGGCCTAGTGAGGGGGTCCCGTTGCTAGGGGATCAGAATGGGGCTGGCATGTAGCGGTAACCCCTGACAAGTTCAGCCAGTGGTAGGCGTACCTCATAGTAGTCCGCCAGCGCATCACCCTCAAGGCGCAGTACGTACAGGTCATCCCGGAAAGAGTACACGCAAGAGCGCACCCTCTGTCCTCTGTAGTAAACCACAGTGCCGACCCCCTTGCTGAGTACCCCCAAAGGATCACCCTCAGGGGCAGGCCTAACAGGAAGCTCAGGGGCAGGTGCCTTGCAGGGTCTCTCCCAGAAGGGCACCCTACCGGGGTCCCGGAGGTTGTTAGACCCCTCAGGCCCCCAGTCGGGATAATTCCAGAAGTCTAGGTGCTCCCCCTCGCCGTTAGTGGTCAAGGAGCGTCCCTCCTATCAGGATCAGCACGCCTAGGAATGCCAGCAGGGTGGCGAGTTGGTGGGCTTTCATGCCGGGGATTACTCCTTCCCTGTTTCGATCCTGAGCACGCTCCGGGCCCGCCCGCCAGCACTCGCTCGTTGCCTAGTGTGGTATGACTGCGCCACGGTCATGTCTGTAGGTCCCGGAGGCGGTGCTGGCCTCCCGCTCTCGCGATCCTCTTTGATAAACTGATCGACAAGCCATGACAGGTCGCTGAAAGCGGGACCCTTGCCCCGCCTCCAGTTGTATGCCAGCCGATAGAGTAGCTTCCCGCGCGCCGCCTCAAAGTTCGCCGCATCCGTCTTGCACTTGCGGGTGCAGAACATAGCGGTTGCCGGTTGGGAGGCTGGCAAGGGTTTGAGGCAGTGGGCGCATTGCCGTGAGGTCATGTCAGGCCCTTTCGAGCTTCGCGGTACTCCTTGGCGGATACCACCCGCACGGGAACCACCCGGAGTCTGTGGTGCCTCGCGGGGGATGACCGGCCTTGCATATTCGCGAGGGCACCCGCTGCACTTGTCCCGAACGATGGCACCTCCCCCCTGTAATCAGGATCGAAAGCCGCGTGGGTAAAGTCCGACCGGGTGGACCCTCGCGAGACTAGGTTGCCGTCTGTATCCCTGCCTATGTAATAGGTTGTCATTCCATTATCTCCCCTTGTGCGATCAGAGCCTGACAGCCTCGCCCGAAAAACCCTTGCAGGCGATATGCCAAGCGGGTGTCATGCAAGTATTGCCAAGCGGCCCGGACTTCCCCCTCAGGATCGGCAAGGCTGTCAGGCTCTAAGAAACCCTCCGCCAAGCCTACCGCCTTGAAGTCGTCCATCTTGTGACCATTGCCCCGCTCTTGGGGCCAATCCGCATAGTGTGCCATTGTCAGTGTATCCCGTTGCTATGGGTTGGATATGGGGCGGGCAGGCTAGCGGGGCCAGTCATGGGGCACAACCTCTGGCCCCTTGCCTCCGCTTTGCCAAGGGATATTGCGGAATGTGAAGCCTTGCAAGACGTCCCCCTGCCTCGCCCACACGGCATAAACAGGCGTGACAGTCCGTTCCGTGATCCACTCAAAGCCCTCAAGGGTAAAGTGTGCATCGGGTGCATGAATGATAGACGTTTGCCGCTCATCAAACCGCTTGCGGTACCGGGGATTGCGTAGGACTGCCAAGCCGGTCTCATGCAAGGTGCCAGTCACGCGGGGCCGCTTGCGATATATGGCCGCCCGTATCTCAGATAGTTGATAGGCTGTCATGGGTAGCTTGCCGTGGTATCGCCGCACGAGGTCGCACCACGCCCTAGCGTTTATCGCCTTGCGTATGCCTATGACATTCGTTGCGGTGACCTGCCCTGAGTGGATCGCGGTCAGGTGTGCCCTGTAAGTCTTATCAGACATGACTTAGGCCCCCTTTCCTTGCAGGAGGTTATGCACTCCCCAAGCCTCCGCACGGCGTTCGTAATGAGACCCTGCAAAGCACGCATCGCGGTAGCCAATGCGCTTGCGGATGCCTACCAAGGTCACCCCCATCTGATCCACAGGAAAGGCCCCTGTTTTGGCATAGTATCGCGCTTGATCCTCTACCTCTGACAGCAAGAAGGCTTCCCGGAATGGTGACCACAGTCCAACGGTGCGAAGGTGCCCCACCTGTAGCCAAGCCGTGGCAATCTCCCCCTCAAGGGTAAATGGCGTTGAATGCCGCCAATGGGTCCAGTCGTGCCATGCCCTGAAAGCGATATTCACCTCAGGGTCACCGTATGCTGTTCCCTCGCAATGGTCACCTGAGACCCTCAATCGCCCTTGCAGGATGTCCGCCTGCACCCTCTCAAGAGTGTTAGGCGCCTCGCTGTCTGGCACCACGTCAAACCCGCAGGGGAAGAGCCGACTGGCCATGTGTAGGATTGCAGCATTCATGCCTAGGTCGATGCCTTTGAATGTGTTTTCCATGGGTAGGTTTCCTTGTGTCTAAGGTTGCTGTTAGGTGAGGGGGGTTAGAGGACTTCGCAAGCCTTGAGAAACCGTTGCCGGTCGAATTGAGGATTCTCGCCCCGGCAAATCGTTGCAAGGTCGCTCGCGATTTGGCGCCGCAAGTGCTCAGGGTCTCCCGTTGCCGGGGCAGGCCCATAGCTTGCGATAACATTGGCGATAGCTTGAAAGTGTCTCTTGGTCATTCCGGCCATGGTGTGGTGTCCTTTGTGGTGTCTAGTGTACTGAGTGATACCTGTTGCAGGGTATCTATTAGGGCACCCTATGAGAGGTGCCCTAAGGGTTAGCCTGCCTGCCTTTTTGCAGCCCCCTCCCTATATCCCTGAGTGTACTCCGCTTCGACTTCCACGGGGTTGCACCATGGGTTGCCAGCGATGCCATAAAAGCTAGATGCCGTGATAGTGAGCCCGTTGTGAAAGCCTGCCCGATATGCCCTATTAAGGGCCTCTTGTGTGATCCTTTTTGGTGCCATTAGCTTGCCTCCCTCTGCCATACCTGCCCCTTGAGGCGTCTACAGTGTGCAATCTGAGTGTTGTCCCCATACACAGTACCTATCCACCTGAGACCCTCAAAGCGAAACTCAAAGTCATAGCGAACCTTGGCAATGTTGTGGCGGCCCTTGCGAACAAACAAGACAGGTATCTTGAGGGAGCCGGGCCAATTGCTTAGTTCATGGGCCCCCACCTTGTTGCGGGTGAGGTATAGGCACGCCTTGCCTGTTTTCCGCATTTGCGCCCGGTCATTCTCTGCACAACAGCCATAGCATATTTTCCGGCCTTGCAAGTCGATGCCATAGCCCCGCGTGATGTCGCTATGGGGTGACTCAGGGTGACCACAGTCTAGGGTCATAGGGTTAGCGGCATGGCAGGCATGGCACACTTCGCGGCCATCCTCTAGGCGTACGCTGCGCCATCCTATAACGGACTTCCCGTTTACCGTAGCAGGGTGGCCCTTGTCAGGAGGGTGGCCACAGGACAAGGGAGCTTCCTGAGTAATACCTGTTGCAGTGTCATTGGCCATGGTAGTTCCTCCAAAGTGTTACAAGGTCCCTCGCAATAGACCACAGGGCATAGCCAATGGCGAATACGCATAGGGCACGAATTAGGGTATTGGCTAGGATCATGCCTCCCACCTGCCAACGATGTCCCTCGGTGTCTCAGTCATGACTGAGTGACGCCCTGAGAGGTGCCAGATATCATAGCCCCGTGGGCGCAGTTTGCCCCGGAACATAACCCACGGGGAGCCCTTAGCGGCAAACCTTGTCTCAGTCCCCCCGGCATAAGAGTACCCCCGCGCATCCACGCTAAAGACGGTCACCCTCTTGCCCGCACGCGTGGCATATTCGCCGGGGCCATCGATCACTTGAGGAAGGTTGTTTAACAGGGGCATGGCTTGGGTATCCTTATGTCTAGGGCTTATTGATCGCGGCGCCTCATGGAAGGCCCCTAGCAGGTATATCCTACCAAGGGCCTAGCAAGAGGTGCCCCGCGTCAATAGCCCCTCAGTTTATCCTCATAGGCGTAAGCCGCTTCCCATGTGTCGAAGCGCTTGATTGTCACCTTGCCGCAATCCATCGCGATCAGGTCACGGCGCTCCCGCTTGGCTTCCCGTTCGGTTGATACGATCTGGTCGCACTCGCGAAAAGGGCCTTCACCTACTATGAGCATGTAGCAGGGGCTATTCCGTGGCGCCTTTGGCTTAGGTGCCGGGTGTGGCGCCTCATAGATTGACCCTGTGACAGTGCGCTTGGCGTGGATTGCGATAAGGTTGTCGATAGCGTTCATGGTGAGGTGTCCTAGTGGTGGGTGCCTAGTGGGTGACCGTAGTGGTGCAGTCCCTAGGGTGCCTTACCTCTCTCATGGATTAATCCGCATGTAAACCCACAAAATGCACCTGAGAGGCCCCAACCGCAAAATAATCTCACCCTCCCGATATGTCTGGCAGGCAGCAACAGGCAGCACAATGCGTACCAGGGAGCTAAGAATCATTCGCAATAAGCCCTGCCAGCCCCTTAACAGACTAGCCAATATGTTGAGATGGCAGGACCTAGGCCTGTTGCGCGTGCGCCTAGCTTAAGAAGCCATCGAGCGGACACCAAGCCGCGCCTGAATCAGGCAATGGACGGCGGACCCCCCTAGGGGGGACCAGCGCCCCGTTATCCACGTATAGAGGGTGAAACAGATTTGTGCTATTTTTTCTGGGGTTGGAGGCGAGCCACTCGGTGTCTCCACATGGCGACCCTCGCTTTGCCCTCATTGATAATCCCATCGACTACCACCCTGGGCAATCCGACCTCCCACTCGATCCCACTTGCGGTGGAACTCTCCAGGCAGCCCAGCGGGACACAGTTGCGGAAGTACGGGGACAGCTCCCCCTGGCGCTCCCATAGTTCTCTCGTGAGGCGGTCCCAGTGGGTGTCCTCCATCACGTTATCATCGAACACGGCATAGTAGCAGGTGCATTCCAGCCAGAGTCGTTCGAGGTCCTTGATAGGGGCCCCACAGCCCAGGGGTGGAACCAGCAGCTCGTTTGCCTTGAGGGGCGGCCAGGGGTGCTCTGCTTTCACAAGCGGTTGCTCCTTTCAGGGTTCAGCGTCCAGGGGCGGCATCGTACTTGGCCAATCCGTTGGAGGCGATGATCCCGGTCAGCTTGGTAGCATAGAGGGGGTCTGTGGCATAGTGGGGGGCCATCAGCTTGATGAACTTCTCCCGATCGGGCAATGCCAGCATGGCCGCCTTGTAGGTCAGGCTCTCGGACAGCAGTTTGGCGTGGACCGTGAAGGCCTCATCCAGGGTGTCGAAGCGGCAGAACTTCTGGGGCACCTCCTCGCGCACCCCACGGATCACCTCGTGGGTCATGAACGTCTGGGTGCCATAGCCGTCGATCGCCTTGATGCCGAAGCAGTTGTTGCCGGGGGAGTGCGAACCCCAGGCGCTCTCTATGGCCCACTGTGCAATGGAGACCGAGGCAGGTACCTGGTAGTGGGCCTGAGCGAGTTGGGCGGCCCTGACGACTTCGATCGGAACGGTTCTCATTGGGTGTGCTTCCTGTGGGTGGAGGGTAGGTTGTGGGTGGTGGGGTCTACCAGCCTCCTGCCAATCTCTCGGCCAAAGGGTGCGGCTTCCCGGTCTCGCTCTTCCCCGAGGATAGGCTGCCCATTCTTGCGCATAGCCTCCTTGAGGAGTTCAAGCTGCTGTTCCAACCACCGATCGTGCCCCAGAGACTCAGCCTCGGACAGGGTACGCTTCATGCGGTCTACGAAGTGTGCGGCAGCCCCGGCCAGGCCATCCACGCGGTCATCATGCTTGAGGACCCCCCGCTTCTTGGTCATACGGGTGAGCTGGTAGGTCAGCCTGTAGAAGCGCCGCTTGGCCTCCTCCACGTTCTCGTACATCACGGGGTAGTCCCGCTCCAGGACCTCCCGGTTGACCACGAGGCGGTGGGCGGTGAGCATCGGCTCCAGGGTCTGGATGATGCGGACTTCCTTCTGGACTTTCCCTATGCGGATGTCCTCGATGGCGCACTCACACCCGGCAGCTATGAGGTAGGGTCGGAGGAGGCTGCTGAACATGCCCTGGCCGAAGTTGCTCTCCACCTTGACGATCTGGACGCCCCAGCGCTTGCAGTCCTTGGCGATGGCTTCCAAGACAGGGGCCGATGAGCCGTCCCTTGAGGCTCCCTGTGCCAGGAAGAATACCCGACCCCCTTGCCCCGCCATGATGGTCCAGGTGGTCTCATCCTTGCCTTCGCCTGACGGGTCCACCCAGCAGATGGTCTCCTCCGCTGGCAGCATGATGTCCACCTTCATCGGGAAGTACACCGAGCCGTCACCTGGGAGGGAGTCCAGTGAGAGCCCCCTGACGCGGTGTTCGTATAGGGTGCTGCGGAGGATTTCTGCTGGGAGCATGACCCTGGGTTGCTGCCCGGTCAGGGGCGGCGAGAGGTCCATCACGATCAGGTCTTTGAGCTTGAGGGGGTGCTCGTGGCCTGCGCCTGCATCCATGAAGAGCCGGAACTGGCGGTCGAACTCGGTGTTGCCCCATTCGTTCTTACGGGCCAGGATGTCCCTCTCGGTGAAGCGAGCGGGCTCGGTGGAGGTCCCTGCCAGGAGCGGATTGGTTTCCAGCGCCTGGGTAAGGAGGGGGGCAAGCCGTGTGCCGTACTTGGAGGCATCATCGGCGCCGCCACCGGAGTTACCCAGGCGGGGGTAGATGATGGGGTACATGCGGAGTTCATAGCCTTTGTCGTCGGCGTACTCCTTGTAGATGGTCTGCTCGTTCTGGGGCGTGCCCAGGAGAAAGATGTCTCCGCCTGGTTTGATGATAGCCCCACCCAGCTCGCTAACGCGATGGCGGAGTTTAGCTCTGTTGACCTCGGTGTCCGAGGTGTTGGGGACCTCCAAGTCATCCCCGATCACGATCGTGGCACGCTTACCCGTGAGCTGCCCGAAGATGCCCTCAGCCGAGAAGCTGGGGTCCTTGGAAGCGGTGCGAGCCCCCCTCACATCAAAGGCCAGTGCTGATTGCCGTTGGTCGGCGGTAGGCGCGAGGTCGGGAGCCAACCACTCGAACTTGGTAATCATGTTGTAGGCCATGGAGGCGATGGCGCCTGCATAGTCATGCGTGGCCGAGACCACCAACACTTCCTCTAGGGGATTGAGGCGGAGGCGGTAGACGGAGTTCGTTGTGCAGACATACGTCTTAGCGGCCCCACGGAAGGCGAACAGTATCTTGCGTGCCCCTGCGAGGTCACATCCCGATAGGAGACTGGCTTTATACTCGGCAGTGATCTGGTTCCACGCCAGGCCATCGTTGAGGTACTCGATGAAGTCGTACTGCAAGGGCGTGGGATCGGGCAATGCCAGCGACCTCCATGCCTTGAACAGGAAATTCTTCGGGTTGCGGAGAGGGTCTACCACTGCCCGCGCACCCAGCAGATGGCCACGACGAGGGCGGCGAAGAGGAGGAACAGCGGGGTGGCCATTACAAGATGACTCCCAAGTCGGACAACGATGCGGTGAGACCCTGCTCGGCCTGATCGAGGATCAGACTTGCCAGGACCCCCGGCAGAGGCGTGCTCTGCTCGTGGTTGAGACCCCCCAGATACACCTGGAAGTTTTCGTCTGACATGAGCTTCCTGCGCAGCTCCCGCACTGACAGGATGGACCTGTGGAGCTTCGCTGCGTGGTCGAGGTTGGTGGCTTTCATCGGTCAGGACTCCTGGCTGGAGGACCGGATAGGAACCACCCGCCCCTCATCATCAAAGGGAAACTCTTCGGCCACCCGCTGGGCTGCCTGCCCAAAGTCGCCCCGCTTGATCGAGGCAAACGTGATGGAGTTGTCCTGGCTCAGTTTCGTGATGAGAGCCATCTCCGCCACGGGCATGTCATACTCGGGGTCATCGAGGTGAGCCAGCAGCTTGCCCACAAGCTTCTTGAGGAGCTGGAGTTCGAAGTCAGCCGGTAACGATGTGGAGTGTGCCATTGTGTGTCACCAGATAGAGGAGGGTTGGAACGAGGATCACCACGACTGCCGAGATGCCATATACCCTCGCACGGAATTGCTCAAGGGTGGCGATGCGGTGGTCATGCTCATTGAGCTTCGGTAGGAGGTGGGAGGCCACACTGTCAAGGGTACCCTTCATCTCCCCTACCATGAACACTAGGCTCTGGGTGGGGCTGGGGGTGGGGGGTCTGTTACCCTGGGGGGTATACCCTATACTAGGCCCTGTAAGGGTAGTCATATCAGTGTCTCCTTAGAGGGATGTCTACTGCCGCTCTCTGCCCGGCAGGGGTATACCTATCAGGTGTGACCCCCTTAGTGTTATACTAGCTACCAGTGGCACGGACTAGGGCTATCCCAATAGGAACCCCACTACCCACCAGCAGCACCCATACCCTCCAATACGTCAGGGGGTCTCTACGAGGGGTCCCCTCTGGGGAGCCTATAGAGGGATGTACCCCTGAGAGTGTTATACTAGATACCAGTGGCATATGTTATGTCCTATAACAATCACCCAGGCGTCTTCTCGAAGTCCCGTGCCAGCGAGGAGGCAGCGCCCTGGAGGAGAGCCCCATCGTACACACCCTTCACGACACCATGAGCCTGGTACAGGTCGGGGTTCTTCACTAGGTCCTCCGCGCTCACTCCACGCAGATATGCGTCATCCCTATGCTTCGCCGCTCCAGCGACCATCCAATCCCGAGCGGTGTCACTCCCGAGGGCCGTCTGGGCTTTGATCGCGTCATTGTACTGACGGAAGGTTTGCGACACCAGGTAGGCCCGGCTGATCTGTCCCGCAGAGGTGGTCCGCTGAGTGCTGTTCCCGTCAACGCCGTTCTGGTAGATCGGATTGTCGAAGAGGTGCTCCAGGCTTTCCCGCAGCGTCTTTCCCCCAATCTGCATCGTCTGGCGTTCCATCGAGAAGCGGTCCCGCAGCGAGGAGCCATCCTCCAGGTTCACCTGACCGGGATCGAAGTAGCCGTGCCCAATCGTGGCGTTCGGGTCAGCGTCAGCACCATAGCCGGTTTGCTGCCACAGGCGGCCCAGCTCGGACAACACCGGATCGTGACCCCGATCGATCCCACTGGCGACAGTCACCGGGCTGATCTGATTGAGGGCCCCCGCATTGGCCTTGAGCACGGGTTCGCCCAGGACGTTACGCTCTTCCGGCAGCCGCTCGGACAGCCCCGGCATGATCTGCTGGATGTAGTCACCCCAGGAGTCCTTCATGCGGACATACGGATCGACTGCATTGTCAAGGGACCGGATGGCGCCGGAGAAGGGGATCATGCCCGAGGCTACCCCGGAGGTAACCTGATTGACCACCTTGCCAATACCCGCCGTAGGATCGCTCCCGAGGCTCAGGACCTCAGCGGCAGTCTTCATGGCACTCCGGTCCAGGAACCACTGCGCAAGGGCCCCAGCGCCCGCTAGGACGGCATTCTGGTGTACATTGTCATCGGGGTGGTACTGGGTGACATCGCGGATGGTGGCAGGGATGCTCATCAGGCCGCCGAGCATAGGTATCTCATTCAGGGCCACCCAATTGTCACCCACCTTGAGGGCATAGGGGATACGCACCGAGCCGTCACTGCCCCGGCCTTCCCAGGCTTCCCGATCCTTGGGATTGGTGGGGGCTGCCCCCGTCAGGGACCCCGTGCGGTTCAACGCCTCCCCGGCCATCAGGAACATGCCACCCAGCAGCGTGCGCCCGTAGGCGTCAGCCTGGCGAACCGGCCCCAGCTCCCCTGACAGCTCCTGTGCAGTGTTGTGCCAGAGGGCGCCCACACCGGGGACCTTCGAGGCGAACGGGATGGCGCGGAGCACCTCGGCCAGGGAGTTGGCTGAGACGTTGTAGATGGGTAGCAGGAAGCGGATGACAGGGCTGGAGCCCCGCAGCTCGTTGATAAGATCGGACACCTTGCGGAGGCCCGAACCAGGTTCCCCTGGGGTGCGGAACATATTGAGGCGCTGAGCCTGGTCGAGGAGGGCCGAGTTCTGAGCCTTCCCCGTGTCGGACCACGCCTTGCCTACCGCATTCGTCACATAGGCGTCAGCGGCATCCCCTTCGAGACCCTGCTGGGCGGCCTGGACCATGGCGTTAAGGCGCACCTCGTTGCCATAGAGGAGGTTCTGTGTGAACTCGGCCATCCCACTGTGGAGAGGCATGGTGACGGTGCGGGGGAGGAAGTTTAGGGCATTGCCCAGAGTGTACCCCATCGAGCCAGCCTGTGCCGGATCGACCCCAAGCGTCTGCATCATCCGGGGCGTGATGGGGCCCAGTGAGGTAAACTGGCGGGCATACGCAGAGGCATCCTCAGAGGTACCCCCGATCAGCGACCGATCGACCTGGGCTGCCAGGAGCGCCTGCTTGGCGTACACCTGGATTTGCCCGAAGTTGGTGAAGTAGGCCTTGGAGGCGTTCTGGGCGACCATCCACATGGCCTGCCGCTGCTCAGCCGAGACGGTAGGATCGAGGGAGGCCGCAGCCGCCCCTAATGACCGCGCCACAGTGTGCAATCCCAAGGTAATGTTCGGGAAAGCCAGCTCTTTGGCAAATGTCTTCGGTGCCGAGAGGATATTGCCCATAAAGAAATTCGACACGGACTTCTTGGCGTAATCCCACGGCGAGGGAATGTATCCTGCGAGCTTATCGTCCAGCAAAGCGGCGATTGCCTTGGGATCACCTCCGGTCATTGCCCATTTCTGGAAGAAGGCATCGAAGCCATCGCGGGAACTCGGCAAAGGGGCAGGCTGGCCGGGGTTGGCTTCCTCGATCCCCACGCCGCCCGCTTCGGCTTCCCCACCGGCTTCGATCCTGGCGAAGTAGTCATCCACGTTGGGGAGCTGGAGGACACGCCCCAGGCGTCCCCACCCTGTCTTGACCTGGTTGTTGAACTGCTGGAGGCTCATCAGGTTGTAGATGCGCTGCCCGGCTTCCTTGAGAAGGTCATCCGAAGCGGTGGCCCAATCGACCCCAGACAGGTACATCTCATGGATTTCATCCGCAGCCCGGCTCCACAGCGTCTTGAACACCATGGCTCCCACAGGGGCGTGCTCGGGGTTGGCCGCCAGCTCTTTGCCCACAGCCATAGCCTGCTCGGCATCGTCGCCCAGGTAGGTCAGAATGGTGCCCGCCTTGGAATACAGCTCGGGGTCCGTCAGGGGAGGCCGCCCAGCCATCACATTCGTCAGGGCCTTGGCAGTGGCCACCGCAACGTCGCTGTCAGACATATTCCCTAGGCGCCACTCCCCCAGCTTCGCAGCCAGGGCAGGATCGCTCTCCCAGGTGATGTCCGCAGCAGGGCGACCCTTGGCCAGGGCGTTCTCCATGTCCGTCTGGAAAGCATCCAGGGCTTGGCGGGTGGCAGTCCCCGTGGAGGCAGTCGCGCCAAGGTCAGCCCGCCCGTTCTCTCCCGCGTTGGCGAGGTCAGCTTCCTCGAACCCAGGCAGGACGATCTGTTCGGTTTCACCCGCACCTGTCTCCACCGCTTCGGCAGCGTGCATGGCGAGGATGGGCTGGCCGTCCGTGGTGGACCCCAGGATGGTGGGCTTGGAGGTTGTCAGCTCTTGAGCACCGGCATCGGCTTCCTGAGCGACTTCCCCACCAGTGCGCCCGAAGAGGTTGGCCAGGCGGGGGCTGATGAGCTGGGTGAGCCTGCCGAGGACCCCTGCGGTGGCCCCACCAATGACTGCCCCTGTAGCACCTCCCTCGGCGCGGTTCTCCAGGGTGGTCCCGCTGCCCGCCCCATAGAGGCCACCCTGGAGGGCCCCTGCGCGGACAAACGAACCGATGCCCCCCTGCATCCCCGCCTTGACCGGCATCAGGAGAGCGCCCGCAGCGCCACCCCCAAAGAAGGCATACGGGTGCTGGGCCTTGTCGGCTTCCATCTGGGCACGTTCCGCAGCGAGGTTAGCTGCATAGGCTCCGCCCCACCCGTTGGGATCAGTCCAGCCCACGGCTTTACCGGCCCCACCAGGGACCCCCAGAGTTTCCAGCCCGGCAGAGAGTTCGTCCATGAGCCCGAAAGAGGCCATGTCGGTGGCACCACTCACGGCAGAACCCAGGGCCCCCTCGGCAGGGGCAGCAGTGGAGGAGGCATCCTGCGGGGATGGCGCTGCGGGCATACCCCCTCCACCGGCCCCAGCGGCTGGATCGCTACTACCCCCAGGGGCGGGGGGAGCGCCAGCGGCGGAGCTGTTGTTCTGTGCCTGGGCCTCGGCCATGGCTTGTTCGATCGTGAGTGCCATCCTCGGGGTCCTGCCTTACTTAGCTTGAGGTTTCTTCTTACCGGCCATCGCCCTTCCGGCAGCGACGATCGGGTTGCTCAGAACCGTCTGTGTGACCGCTCTTGTGGCTGCTGTCAAGGCCCCATCGAAGTCATCCGGGTGGGCGTCAATCCAGGCCAGCGATGCGGCTTTACCCACGGCATTGAGCTTGGCGAGTTCCTTCGGATCGGAGGTGAGGGTGGCGGCCATCTGGGGGTCACCAATCAGCTTACCCATATAGGCCAGCCCCGCTCCGGCGCGCCCCTGGACGCCATCCTCCAGCTCGCGGTACTTGTCGAACTTGATGCGATACACATCGTCCTGTTTCTGGCGGGCGTCACGGTCAGTCTCCAGCCCCATCTGGAACTGGGTGTTGCTCCGATCGATCGCCGTTCGGGTCATCTGGGTAGCGACCTCCGCCGTGATGTCGCCTCTCTTGAGGGCCGACTCCACCTTGGCAAAGTACGCAGGGGAGGACCCATTCGTGGCCCCCTCTCGGGTGAGCGCCAGGATCGCAGCGGCCTTGGTGGGGTCCTGCGTCTTGGCCTCCATGACAGCGGACTGAACGCCCACCGAGGAGACAAGCTGCTGGTGGACCTGGCCCAGGGCGAGCCCAATCTCAGGGACCGAGTAGCCCTTGCTGTGGAGGTAGTCCGTCATCTGGGCCTGGGACACTGTGCCACTCAGGAGCCCCGTTCCGAACTGCTGAGCGAGGTCATCGCTCGCGGCATACCCTCGGGACTCCCTCTGAGCTTTGAGGATATTGAGCGCTGCAATGGGAGCCTCCTCGGCTGCCCTGGTAATCCAGAACGCCGACTGGTCAGCCTGCCCGGCCACCCCCGGCATTTCCAGCAGCGAGGGTCCCCGCGCCAGGTTGTTCCCTGGGAGGTTCTGAGTGGACGCCTGGTAGGGGCGGTCTGTACCGGGGAAGCCTGAGCTGGGGGGCTGCTGGGGCGCCTGCTGGGTGGTTGGGATACTGTGCCCGCCCACCTGACCGTTGAACGTCTGGGGGTCCACCGGCTTGCCGTTGACTTCGAGCTGGTAGTGGAGGTGGTTGCCGGTAGCAATCCCTGTCCGCCCCACATTACCCACAGCCTGGCCAGCGGCCACCACATCTCCCTCGGAGACACTCACCGCCGACAGGTGCCCGTAGGTGGCCACCACCCCGTTGCCGTAGTCCACCTTGATGGCGTTGCCGAGGCCCCCATCCTTGCCAGCAAAGACGACCTTCCCCGTGGCCTGGGCCGAGACGGGTGTCCCCCCAGGCGCGGCAATGTCAATGCCCTTGTGGTTGGTGGAGGCGCCCTCGATCGGGGCAGTGCGCTGACCGAACCCTGAGGTGATAGCCCCCTGCACGGGCATCGGCAGCTTGGTCACCACAGGGGCCTTCACGGTGAGCCCCGCAGGAGCCCCAGGAGCGGGTGCAGCCTCGCCGGGTGTAGGGATAGCGGGGGCCACCGTGGGGTGGTCCTGTAGAGGCCCTGAGAGGAGCCCTGAGCCATATATCGCCGTGTCGCCAGCCTTGCTCGGGCCGTACAGCAGCTCCGGGGCGCCCAAGAGCTTGAGGAGGTTGGGATCGCGCCTGATCTGGGCCGCCGAGGTGACTGCGTTCTGGAGGAGCTGGTGCCACTCCGTGTCGTTGCCACCCGTAGCGTACCACTGCTGGCGAGCCGGAGTCAGGGCGTTGTAGGCGTCATTGGCCGTCATATAGCCCGCCCCGTCCCGGAGCTTCACCGAGAGGGCGTCCGCAGCGAGCTGGGTGAGGTTGTTCTTCCGCTCGGTCTCGATGCGCTGGACATTCTCGGCGGTGTTCTGCTGGATGACCTGAGAGGTGACCGGAGAGGCCGCAGCGTTGAAGCCCTGTAGGGTCCACGGATCAGAGGCGAACCCCTGCCCGATCTTGCCGACCTCCTCGTTCCACTGCTTCTGAAAGGCAACAGGATCGCTCTTGGACTGCCACGTCGAGGACTGGTCCTGGAGGTCAGCGAGGGCCGACTTGGTGCGTACCGCAGCGGCTTCCCTGTGGTAAGCTTCCATGTACCAGGGGTTCTGAGTGGGCTTGATCGTGCCCGCCCGCACCGCATCGGCCAGCCCTGCCCCATTTGTAATAAGGGCGTCCCGCTTGGCTTGCTCGGCCATCTTGCGTTGCTGGAACTGCCCGTACTGGTCCATCGCCCCCTGGAGCACCGGAGTGGCCTGGGCAAGGGAGCTGGCAAGCTGCTCAGCAGCGTTGGTGGTGGGAGCGCGCAGCTCGGTAAAGTCGGGCCCCGCCTGGATGCCCATCTGGTTACCGGCGAATGGGCTGTCTGTATCGGCCATCGGTTAGGACCCTCCGCCCATCTGGACTTGCTTTTGATATGTGGACGCGCCACTGGCGGCTGCGGAGCCCAGACCGAGGATCAGCGATACAGGGTTTGCCTGAGGGACGCTGTTGATCTGGCTCTCGCGCTTGAGCTGACTGTCCACATTCCCCTGCATGATCTGCTCGCGGGTGTCCGCATAGTTGGCACCCTCGGCTGCCGTCTGGCGACCGATGCCGAACATAGAGGCGTTGATATTCTGGATGACCGAGGAGGAAGCGCCCCCCTGAATGCTCTCCACGTTGGCGATCTGCCCCTGGGACTTAGCCGCAGCGATGGCGCTGTCCAGAGACTGCTGTGAGAACTTGTCACCCGCTTGCCGGTTCTCCTGCATCAGCGAGTTCTGGGTGTTGGCATAGCCCAGGTTGGCCGCCTCTACGTTGGCAGAGTAGGCCTGCTGCATTCCCACATAGGAAGCCACCGACTGGGTTGCAGCCATCGCCGCCGTTGCGATGCCAAGGGATACGGGGTCACACATGGGGCATGTCCTCTATTGGCTTGAGCATGAAGGGGATGTACGTCCGCCCCTCATGGAGTATTTCAGCTTGGGGAAAGGTGGTGACACACCGCGTGGCTAGGAGGAAGTGCTCCGTCTGGTGGTTGCCCTTGACGAAGACATTCGATAGAGGCCGCTTCGCCCTGATCGCAATAATCCTGGCCCACGGCACCACTGTCCGCATTAACGCCTTGGACTCCTCGAAGGTTAGGTCCGCCCAGAGCGACCACACGATCCCCCGCTGCGTCCACCCTCCAGCCCCAATGATTCCACGCCCAGAGTGAACTGACCACGCTTCCCCTCCCTCATTGAAGACCTGCAACAGCGCATCCCTGGGAGAGGACTGATGGACGATCAGGTCGCGGATGTCCGCCTGGCGCATGATGGGAGCCAGCGCCTCGGCATCCTCATGGGTGAACTTCTGGGGATACAACTGTGTCATGACGGAGATTGCATCCTTTGAGCCTTCGGATTGACCTCACCTTCCCAGGTGTACCCGAGCACCTTGGCCGGAAGCGCTTGGTCCGTCAAGAGGGTAATTGTCACTTCCGAGGAGTCTCCGCCCACAGGTACCACCCAGGCCCCCGTGTAGAGGTTGACCTTGTTGTAGTCTGAGCCTGGCAGGTCCCACAAGGATGCCTCGAAGGTGTACGTGTAGGGCTCCCGCCCGCCGAGCTGCACCTGGCACTGGAGATACGCCGTTTCGGACAACTCCAGCCTCAGCTTCTTGACCACCAGCCTCCCCGACCGCGAGGGCTTGCCCTGCTGATCCCGGTAGAATATCTGGCTGAGGACCACCTTGTTGCTGGTGATGCTTTCCCCGATCAGCAAGTCCACCTGCGTCCAGTCGCCCTCCAAGGTGATGATCCCGTCAGTGGGCGTCCAGGACAGGACCGTCGCACGGGTGCCCTCGTAGGCTGGCAGAGGCGAGCCCCCAATGACAGGGCCCCCCACACCCCCCGCGCCAGTGACCTGCACCAGGGGCTCCGAGTGAGGGTTATAGGGCAGGGTGACTGTGGTGATCCCCGTGCTGGAGTTGTAGACGCGGGTGGTATCCGCAGAGGGGACCCGGAAGTTCATCCGTGTGTGGAAGGTGCTGTTGGGGTCCACCAGGCCATCGGCAATGTCGGTGAGGAAGAGGTAGCACACCCCATCACGGCGCCCAAAGGTGTAGAGCCTTGTATTGTCAAAGAATACTCCGCACGCCACAGTGTCCTGTGGGAGGTTCCAGTTGACGAAGGCGTTCTGCACCCGCTGCTTGTTGGCATAGCGGTAGCTGTGGACCTGGAGCTTGCTGGACCCGGAAGTGGTGTACACCGTGGTGTAGTTGACCGGGCAGGTAGCCACGCGGTTGATCGAGGCCGGGAGATAGGTGGGGATCGACACCGACAGGTCATCCCCTGAGGCCAGCTCTGGGGTGAAGTAGACGATGATTTCCATCTCAAAGACAGCCGAGGCGGTGGTCCCACGCGGTGCCGTGAAGTAGACCCGATCGTTGCACTTCTGGGGGCGCACGAGGGGCTCGAACTCGTAGTACGCAAATGGATCGATCTGGGCCGTCAGTGGGGTCAGGGCTCCCTGGGAGACAGTCACCTGGGCCTGGGCCACCGACCCCCACAGCAACAGCCGGGTCTTGAAGGCCACAGCGTACTGGAAGTTGGCTTGCAGCTCCAGGGGGTTAATAATCTCCAGGGCATCGCTGTCCAGCACCGAGGTGAGTGTCTGGGGGTAGAAGCGGAAGGGGCTCTGACTGGAGGAGAGCCGGATGCCCTCAGGGTACAATAGCCCTATGCGGCCCTTCCAGAACGTGATGTCCCGGAGGGCCTGACCGATGAACCCAGGATCGGGAGCCAAGGTGACATCCCCCACGAATCGACCCTCCCAGGCTGCCACATCGAGCACCCAGGTGGAAGTCAGCTCCTCGTAGACCAGCGCCACAGGGAGCGTGTTAGGGTCCAGCCCGAGGTTGGTACCGGGAGCGATGCACTCCGTCCAGGTCCCCGCGCCCAGGCCCTTGTCAGGCCCGGATACGAACTTCATGTAGAAGTCATCGTCGGGGGTGGCTGTGTTCTGGTTGACCTTGATGGTAAAGCCATTGACGGGGCACCGGCCTGGGAGGTTCGATACCGTGCCCACCGTATCCTTCGCCACCACCATCGCCAACCCCGCCTGCCCGTCTGAGACATCCACGGAGAAGTTCTTTGTGGGGTGGGAGATGTAGATGGTGTCCAGGAAGTGGGTGACCGTGAAGCCCTGCGAGGCCAGGGAGCTGAGAGCACTGCCCCCTACGCTAGCCCCATCGAGCGTCGTATAGCTGCCCGAGTATAGGGCGCCTGCCATGATCGAGGTATCCACCCAGGGACTATCCGGGGCGGTGGCACCATTGGGCGTTAGGATCGAGGCCGTCACAGGGGTGCCCGTATCAGGGGTCACCGTAACCGTGTAGCTGCGCCCATAGGCCCCCGACTTGAGCCAGAGCATGGCTTCATAGGGGCGGGCGGCGGAGGTGGCGGAGCCGTTCGCGGTGACCTTGTTGCGATTGAGGATGAAGGTGTAATCCTCCACAGTCAGCAGCCGCAAATCGTTGTCCGGAGAGACAGCGCCAGAATTGAGATACGCCTGGGCTGCCGAGGAGATGGTCACTGACAGGGGCGCCAGGGGGCTGTCCGCCACGTTGGCTCCGGGCAGGACACTGCTCAGACTGTACAGGCGAGGAACCACCGCCCCCGCCTCCAGGGACAGCGTGAGGATGAACTTGCCCAGTCCGCTCTTGTTGATGAACTCATAGGCGAAGTTGTCGGTGGTGATACCCTGGAGGGCTGCCTGGAACTGGAAAGCCGGGCGGACCTGGGCCCCTGCGGGCACCGTAACGAGCCAGTCTTCGATCACCTCTGCTTGGGTGGGAAGGCGGACCTGGACAGGCGCCTGGGAGACCCCCTGATAGGGAGCGTCTACGTATGCGTCAACGTGTGCCATCGGGGAGGTACTCAGTAGGAGGGACGGCGGCGGGCGTATCCGAACAGCCCTTGCAGGTCATTGCTATCGGTGATGACGTTGGGGGTCTCAGCTTCATCCTCCGAAGCCCACAAAGCCGCGATAGCGCCATCATAGTCTTCCTTCACCCCTGCATCGATCGCCGTGGAGGTGAGTTCGCGGAGCTGGAAGCGGCGGGTGGCCAGGTAGAATATCGGCTGCTTGGCGCCCTCCGGCAGATCGTCCCATTCAAGGTACACCACCATGTCCACCTGAGGAGCCGGGTTAGTGGAGGTCCCGAAGGTGTACGTCTGCTGGGTGCGATTGTATAGGCGCCCCCCCCGCTGCACCAGGATGTCGCCATTGGAGGAGTAGACGCGGGTGACCCGGATCGCGTTCGCAGGGAGGACAGCGTTGCCTTGGTCATCAGCCTCAAGCTGCCAGTTCGTCTCCTTGTTCCAGCTCCAGCCCACCACCTGGATGGACCGGCTCGCCTCTGCCAGCGCCATCACCGCCTTATCCGCCAGGGAACTTTGCCCAGGTGCAAGACTTTGAAGAGGAGCCTCGCCTGTGGAGGCCAGCATGGCATTGACGGCGTTGAGCTGCGTAGAGAGGTTAAGGGGGGTGCTGGCCACGGGGCGTCTCCACACATCGAAGGGACCGAG